CAACGTCGTCCACTAGACGGCGACTCCCTGGTACAGCTTGAACGGCTCCAGCAGCAGCGCCGCCTCGGGGTGGAGTCGCTGGCTGAGCCTGACAACCCCGCCCGTGTCGCTATTGCCGATGACGCCCAGGTAGGCTTTGCGGGCTTCGTACAGGTGGCAGCTGGCAATCACGGTTGCCTGTTTGACCTCCGTTGGCACTGAGCTGTAGCCCCAGTTGGCGATGATCTTGACGCCGCGCGGTAGGTCAACTGGCAAGGCAACCGTGCAGTTGGCAGTGAGCTCAATGCCCATGTACGGCTTGCCAAAGATTGCTGCGTTGGACGGCTTGGCGTGCCAGTCGGTAGCGACCAGCACCGTTTCGTAGGTCAGGTCGGCGTCGGTGTCAACCGTGATTGAGCTGATAGACGTAAACGGGTAGGTCGGAATCTTGTTGCTCACCTTGGGCTCAAAATAGGCAGTCCCAGCGCTAATGGTGTAGAAAAACTGCCCCGTGTAGTCGTCAACCATGCGGCTGACGGCATTGACAATGTCGTCCAACGTGTTGTCGTCGTTGGTATCAGACGCGCCAATAGATAGTGCGAGCTTTAGGTCCTCTCTGGTGCAATATCCGTTAGTGATTGCCATTTCTACTCCTCAGCTTCAGGCATACGCTCGTTCTTGCCGATGATCTCGCCAGTCTCTGCGTCTCGGACAATCTCAACCATCTTACCAGTCTGCTCGTCTAGGTAGGCTGGCTCAGTGATGACTTGCATCAGGATACTGCCCCATAATAAAGTGCCGTGGCACTTGAGGCGCTTGCCGTACTCGCAGGAAGATCAGACTGACTTGCAAGGGTGTATGAGCGGATTCCAAAGATACCCGATGTGATGCTGGAAAGGTTGTTGTAAATCAACGCTCCAATGCTCGTTCCAACTTGAATGACGGCAAGCCAGTATTCCGTGCCAGCAGTCATTGTATAGGTAGCAGGGTATCCGCCTGTGGTATTTAGAGCACGAGTCACCTTGCTGTTTGTTGAGTTGAAAATCGTTGTATCAGATGCTGTGCGCGCTTGCAGTGTGAGTGTGCTGCCGCTGCGCGTATAGATTCCGAATCGTGCCAAAGTCAAACCTGATGAAGCCGTGCTGACACCAAACGACAGATTGCTGACCGTGATTGTGCGATATGGAACAATACGAGTCCAGTACACTTGTCCCGAAGTGGTGGTTACCGCAGCGCTGAAGACGAAATGTGGAGCATTCGGGATTTCTCCGCTGCTGCCGATTGTTGAGCCAAACAGATAAGAAGCCAGTCCTGTATTCGTGAGGTCATACGCTGCTTTTACTGCGCTTGGTGTTGCTGCCGTAGTTGTACTAGTGTCGCTGGTTGAAGTGCTGAGGTAAACAGCGCCAGCAGTTGATGTTGTCGCTGCTGGCACTGGATACACCTGCTTTTCTGATCCTGCAACATTGAAACTGATCCGTGCGTATTCATCATTCCGATAAACAAACTCACCATCAGATGTCGTGACCGCGCCAGCACTATCTGGTGTGATTTTGATGGTGTTGAATAGCGGACTGTTAGCCGTGCCAATGGACTGCGGAAGACTTAGCGTCACTGCTCCACTACTTGCGCTGGCAACCACCTGATTTGCAGTACCAGTGATTGACGTGACTCCGCTGCTGGCTGGAGTCGTCCACTGCGTGTTGTAATCGGTTGCGTTGATCTTTGCAAGCACCTGTCCTGTTGTGCCGCCAGTCGGCACGCCCTGACCATTAGTGCCGTTAGTGCCGTTCGTACCATTTGTGCCGTTTGTTCCCGCTGCGCCTGTCGCACCCGTGGCTCCCTGAATACCCTGAATGCCTTGCGCGCCCGTGGCACCAGTCGCACCAGTCGCACCTGTCGCGCCCTGTGGTCCAGCTGCGGCGACCGCAACCGTCTGCGTGACTGGAGTCAGCGTGACGGTCTGATTGTTCTGTGTTACTTCAACCGTCTGAACCGTTTTGGTAACAGTTACGCTCATCGGGTTACCTCGGGCGATACGGTCGCAGCTCCCTCCAGCAAGCGTGTGACTTCGCCACCTCCAGAAACAAGCTCAAGGTCCCATACGCCCGCCCACGGAGCTGATAGGGCGGCAGTCGCAGACGCGCTAACCAATACGGCAATAGTCCCAGCTGACCCCCCAAGCGTGATCCCAGAGCTGCTGGTCAAGCTAACAATGGTGCTGGCTGCATCATAGGTTGCGCGCACCTGCATCCGCGCTGTGTAGCCAGTCAGGTTGATAGCCGCGCCCGTAGAATCTTTCCACGTTGCGGTCAACGACAGCGTGGCGCCTTGCTTGATTTCCAGGTCGTACTGGTTGTTTGTAGCCATGGTTTCTCCTCGGACTAGTGGGTTGCCGTCGCGCTAGGGTACCATGCGCTGCGTCTTACTTTGCCTTCAGAGCTCGTCGCTGCTCGCGGTTGAGCGCAGCTGGCTTTGGAAGTCGGGACTCTAGCTCGGCAAGGATAGGTCGCCAATACTTGGCATAAACTGTGTCAGTGTCGTAATCCAGCGCGAACTTGCGAGCTTGCGCCGACAGGGTTGCCGATCCCTTGGTGTCGCCCTTCATTGCGTACGACTCCTCCAGGGCGGCAACAATCTCGCCGATGTTGGGGCAGAGCCACCAACTCGCCATGCCCTCGTTCCACTCAGGCTGCCCGCCGACCTTCCAGCCAGCTCCGAGCAGCTCGGGCTGCGCGGTCCAGTCGGACACGATAGCTGGGACGCCAACAGCCAGGGACTCCAGGACAGGGACGCCAAACCCCTCCCCGCGCGATGTAGAGAGTAGGACGTCGCCCATGCGGTACACAGCTGGCATTTCCTCAGTCGGAATGCCGCTGCGGTACTGGTACTGCGGGACAAAGCGGATGCGGTCCTCGGGCGCCTGGACAGCTGCCAGAAGTCGCTTGAGTTGGATGCCGCCAGCCAGACCGTTCTGGTCGGTGTGCAGGTAAAGCCAGGCATCCTTGCGATTCTTGGCAAAGATTGACCAAGCTGCCAGCATCTCGGGGAAGCTCTTGCGGCTCGGGACTCCCTTGTTGGCTCCGTTGATCACGGTGAGGTGCACGTCTTTAGGGATGCCAAGCTGCTCGCGGAAGTTGTTGCCCGACTCCGAGTAGAGCTGGGTGTTGACCGAGTGCGGGGCATACAGGACGTCTTTGAGCCCCGCCGCCTCCAGCCGTGCCTTGCCGAACTTGGACATGGCAATCGGCAAACGCAGCTCGCCAGGAATAGTGAACCAGTTGACGACCTCGGCTGGCGCTGGATCGTGGTCTACGGGAACCCAGGCGGCAAGGGGGACTCCGTTCCAGAGCGGTCCCTTGATGGTCCAGACGTCGTACAAACAAATGCCCCAGCCTTGACCTTTGACCCAGTTGGCTACGTGCGCGCCCGCGAGATCGTTGGAGTACGCCTCAAAACCCATCGGCAAGACTGGTATGCCTTGCCAGTCCAGCACAGCTCCAGCCAATCCATAGTTGCTGACGACGGCGATGTCATGACCGTCTGCCTTCAACCGAGGGAGTACCTCGGCGGTCTGGGCGCCGTATCCCGTTCCCGCCCACGGGGAGTTACTAAACCATGCGAGCTTCATACCACCTCCATATGTTTGTGCCCTAGAAAGAGCTAACGCCCCAGAGCATAAGCCCTGGGGCGTTAGTTGTCACCTACCAGGTGACCAGCAGAACTTAGGTGTTCTTGCTGACGAGTACAGCTACTGCGCCCGTGTCAAGCAGGTTGGCGTCCACACGATAGATCGTGCGGAGTGCGACCTGGTCGGTCTCAAAGTAGCGGTCCGAGGACTGAGCCACCTGGATGTTTCCGACTTCGCGGACGATATACGACGGGGTGTGAAGCACTGCAAGCGACTTGCTTGCCGAGCCAACAGCCGCCATTGAGCTGTTCTCAACGAAGGTGTAGCCCGCCAAACGGTCAGGCTGCCCACCGTTGATACCAGGGGTGAACAGGAACTGCCCGTTCACGTCCTGGAGCTTGCGAATCTTTGACACCGCCGTGGTGGAGCCAAAGATCACCGTGTCCATGTTTCGGTACGGCGCAGCAAGACCCGAGTAAATCAGGTCAAGTACGTCAGTTGCACCGAAAAACGCGCCCGAACCAGCAGCCGTAACGGTGCGCGAAGCAGCCGTTGCAGCCGTGATGAAGCCCGTTGGCTGGGCAGTGCCCGTACCAACAGTGAACGCCGAACCAGCCACAAGGCTGATCTGTCGTCCTGCGTGCTCGCCCACATAAGCGGCGATGTCAAACGCGGCGTCGTTCAGGATTTCTGACGACATAAGCGTAAGAGCAGCCAGCTTGTAAGCGCCGAGGGTGATGCTACCAATCGTAGGGTCACCAGCGGTGATCGTGCCAGCTTCGCCGATCCAGTTTGCGGCTGGGTTAGCGGTGATGCGTGGAACCGTAATGTCCTCACCCTGCGAAGTGCGAAGCTTGCGGGCATACCCGTAAACTGGCGCAACGTCGGTCAGGTACTGAACAACAAAGTCAGCAAAGGTTTTCTTGACCGTGTTGGACGAAACCGTCATGGCACGGATTGCGAAGTCAGCTGAGCGCTTCTCGCCGAGCGCAACGGCGCGGATGGCGGCAGCGCCGTCATCATCACCCTTGGCAGCAGCGAC